AGGGAACAGAACTCTCTGAAGAGTTTGCCGAGAAAGCCAAGACAATCTTTGAGGCTGCTGTTAAGGCAAAACTTTCAGAAGAGCATGACAAGATTGTAGAACACTTTGCCAAAGAAACTTTAGAAAAGATTGAAGTAGCTAAGAGAGATCTTACTGAAGATGTTAATGGCACAGTTAACTACGCCGTGAGTCAGTGGTTAGAAGAGAATCAAATCGCCATTGATCGTGGTATAAAGAATGAGATTACTGAAGACTTCATTGTAGGTCTGAAGAATCTCTTTGAAGAGCACTATATCTCAATCCCCGATGAGAAAGTTGAGGTGGTTGAAGGTATGGCTGCATCACTTCGTTAGATGGAAGAGCGGCTAGACGAACAGGTCAAGTCCAATGTGAAACTTCAAAACCGTCTAAATGAGACTGCAAAAGCAACTATTCTGGCCACTGTGTCGGAAGGATTGGCAGATACTCAGAAGGACAAACTCAGCAAGCTTGCTGAAGCAGTTGATTTCGTATCAGAGGAAGACTATACCAAGAAGGTAGAAACTTTTAAGGTAGCATATTTCTCAGAGAATAAAACTGTAGCAACTTCAGAAGTTGCTGATGAAACCCCAGTAGAGGGAGTAGAAGCACCTGCTACAAATCCAGCAATGGATGCGTACACTGCTGCACTTGCTCGTTGGAAATAGATAATTAACTAACTTACTTTTAGAAGAGAGATTAAACAAATGTTTAACGCACAAGCTCTGACAGAAAAGTGGGATCCTGTTCTAAGTCATGAAGGCACTGCCCCAATCAAAGACAATTATAAGAAGAGTGTTACCGCCGTTCTGTTAGAAAACCAAGAACGATTCCTACGTGAAGAACGTGGAATGCTACAAGAGGCAGGTGGTTCTGCTGGAAACGCTGTAGGTGCTATCAGTGCTACTGGTGGTAATGCATTAGGTGGTTCTGGATTAGAAACAAAGACTGGTGGATTAGCTGGATTTGACCCCGTACTTATCAGCTTGATTCGCCGTGCAATGCCTAACCTAGTTGCATATGATATCTGTGGTGTTCAGCCAATGTCTGGACCAACAGGACTTATCTTCGCAATGAAGGCTCATTACGAAGGACGTACAGGTCCAGAGGCACTGTTCAACGAAGCGGATACAAACTTCTCTGCTGGCTCTGATGCCACAGCTGGAGCTTACGATCCTTCAACTGATGCAACAGATGGTTCTAACCCTGCACTTCTTAACGATGCTACTCCAGGAACATACGAGCGTGGCGTTAAGCCAATGGCACGTAACACTGCTGAAGCTTTAGGCGAAGCAGGAACATTGTTCCGTGAGATGTCATTCAGCATTGAGAAGACTGCTGTGACTGCACAGTCCAGAGCCCTCAAAGCAGAGTACACCTTAGAACTTGCTCAAGACTTGAAAGCGATTCATGGTCTTGATGCAGAGCAGGAACTTGCTAACATCTTGTCTAGTGAGATCCTTGCTGAAATCAACCGTGAGGTTGTACGTACAGTATATACAATCGCAAAACCTGGTGCTCAGAACAACACTGCTAACGCTGGTCGCTTTGACCTTGACGTAGACAGTAATGGAAGATGGTCAGTTGAGAAATTCAAAGGACTGATGTTCCAAGTTGAAAGAGATGCCAACGCAATCGCACAGCAAACTCGTAGAGGAAAGGGTAACTTCATCATCACTTCTGCTGATGTTGCTTCTGCTCTTGCTATGTCTGGTACACTAGACTACTCTTCAGGTCTAACTGGATCTGGTGGTCCTTCCATCGGTGAGGTAGACGATACTGGAAATCTACTTGTTGGAACAATTAACGGACGTATTAAGGTCTTTGTTGACCCTTACTCTGCTAACGTTGCTGACAAACACTACTATGTTGTAGGATATAAGGGTTCCTCACCTTACGATGCAGGACTCTTCTATTGCCCATATGTACCTCTCCAAATGGTCAGGTCTATAGGTCCAGATACCTTCCAGCCCAAAATTGGATTTAAGACACGTTACGGAATGGTTGCTAACCCATTCGTTGTTCAAGGCAACGGCACACCTGATGCCGAAGCTCTTACAGCGAACATCAACCAGTACTACAGACGTGTACAGGTTGAAAACCTTATGTAAATCGGTC